GCTGTCGATCCGGTCCGGCGTGATCGGCGTGGCCAACGTCGATTGCCATAGCTGGTCGGGGATGACGCGCTCGGCCACTCCGTTGTCTCGCCGGTTGCCGAAGGCGCGCGCCCAACCGGCCTCGTTGCCGGCGAACTGCTCACGGAAGTCGCGCAATTGGCGGATGTCCCAGAGCAGGCCGGCGGCGGGATGCCATTTCAGGATCGTCTGGAAGTCCTCGGGGTCGGCGTCGTCGGGGACGCCGGACCCGAACCAGCGGGTGCGTTTCGGCACGTTACCGGCGCGGAAGGAGTCGAGCAGGCCGTTGAGGAACGTGGAATCTGCCGTGCCTTCGGTCGAGGTTATCCAGATCTGGGGCTGGACGCCGGTGAAGTGCAGTCTCGTGTTCATGGTCGGTGCCATGCCGTCGAGGATCAGTTTGCCGGTCTCGTCGTCCAGGCTGAACGCCTCATCGATGGTGAATTTGTCCATCTGCGTGCCATGGCCGGCCACTTTGGTCACGGCCAGCGGGCAGATGAAGCTGCCGTTGCGGAAACGCTGCTCCATCCCGCCGTTGGAAAGCCTCGGCTTGAGGGCGAACGGCGCGAGCCTTGATTTTGAGAGCTGCTGCACGAAGTCCTTGAAATGTTTCTCGGCGTCCTTGCCGGTCTGCGCGAGGTAATAGATCTTCCGGTCTGGGCCGAGCAGAGCGTTGCGTGTGTCCTCGGTATCGATCAGCGTGCTCTTGCCGCACTGGCGCGGAGTGGAAAGTACCACACGGTCGTAATAGTACGTTCCGGTGGCAGGGTCGATCTCGCCGGCCACGTCGGCCACGTATCGCTGCCATGGCAGCAGCGGCTTGCCGAGCATCTCGGCAGTCCGTGCGACGATCGCGCCGTCGGTCGGCCGCGTTTCGTCGCGTTTCGTGCCGCCGCGCATGAGCATGGTCACAGTCCGGCCTTCGCGTCGGAGATGAAGTCGGTCAGCGTCTGGTCGAGCTGCGGCTGTTCCGGATACATCGCCTTGAGTTCCTGGAACCATGTGAGCAGTGATGTCATGTTGCGGCTGATCTCGCGTCCCTTGCTGTTCTGGATGTCGATGTTCCTGGCTATCGAGAGCATCGACTTGCAGATGTAGGTAGCCTCGGGCGTCAACGTCTTGCCGTCCACGAAGCTTTTGATGAGATTCATGGTCGCCTGCTCCTGGAGGCCGCTGATGCCGTAGGGATGCGTGTATTCCTCGAAACCTTCCAACGTTCCTTGATTCATGATGTGTTTTCCTTGGTTTTCCAACGTTTTCATGCTTTTTTGCATGGTTCTGGGGGGAGAAAAGACTTGGCGCGGGGTCTTCGGGCGGTCGACTGTTTAAAAAACCGCTACCAGCGTGGCCGAGCCGTGTCGTCGCCGTGCCTCAGGCCGAGAGCGGCGAGCCTTTGCCGTCTCGCGGCCATGCGGGCATCCACCGCCTGCTGCGTGAGGTGCAGCGAGTACCATTGCTGCGCCGTCCGATACTCCTGGTGCGAGAGGTCGAGCGCGAACGTTTCGGATGCCGGCGTCTCGATGACATGCACATCGTAGTCCAGTGCGATCCATTCCGATAGCATGTCGGGATGGCGGCGTGAGCGTGGCAGTGTGCGCACCAGCCACACATCCAACGGCTCGGAGCTTTTGGCCAATGTGCGTGCCGCACCGTCCCATGCCATCGCGGCGGCGAGGCGGAGCCCATCGCTTGCTTTGGATTGCGTCGGGCACAGGTCGCGCAGCAGGCTGTCGAAGCTGACCACGATGCTGTCACGGCGGAGCATGGACTGCATGGCCATGCCGAAGTCGGCTCGTGGCGGTCCGATGACGACATGCATCGTCGCGCCGTATCCTGACAGCACGCGGTCCTGACGCATCGCGTTGCAGTGCTTGCAGGCGCGGCGCAGGTTCGCCACGGTGTCCTTTCCGCCATGGCTGAACGGGATGATGTGGTCATCCTCCGTCGCCGTGATGGAGCAGCCGGGCATGCCGAGCCAGCAGCGGTTGCCCCATGTCGCGATGACCTTCGCTCTGATGCGTGGATCTACGGTCTGTCTTCTCATGCTTTGCCTTTCTCTCGTTGGGTGAGTATCCAGCCGTTCACGTCCTGTTCGGCGTACATGATCGAGTTGCCGATGCGGATTGGCGGCGGTCCGATGATCGGGATGGACTGCCGCCACCGGATCAGCGTGCGTTTGCTGACGTTCAGTCTGGTCGCGGTCTCGGTGGTGGTCAGCATGCTGATGCGGGTCATGCTGTGGCCTTGTTCCTGAGCAGCAGTGCGATCTGTTCGAGCTTCGCGGCGACAATCGGCCAGTCGGCCTTCGAGATGTCCGACCAGACCATGCGCGGCCCGTCCGGGCAGATGATGTTCTGGCCTATCTCCACGTCGCCGGGCTGTGGCCGGTCGTGGTCCTCGATGTCCAGTGCGATGCAGATCTGCGGTTTCAAAACAGTTGCTCCTCTTTATAGATGGCTTGCGGTTTGCGGTTCGGGTGGTATGGCGTGTACGTCGTGGCCCATTTGCGAAAGCTGCGGCAGTCGATGCGCCATTCTCCGGCCTTGTATGCCGGCAAGCCTTTCTCACGAAGACTGAGCAGGGTGGGCACGTTCGGCTCGTTGAGCGCCCGGCAGACCTGGAACAGTTCGATGTCGGTGCGCCGGTTGTTGCTTGCGATCCGGTCAACCTTGTCGGCGAAGCCCTGCATGAGCATCCTGCGTGATTCGTCCGGATAGTTCAGCACCTCGTGCAGAGATGGTTCAATCCTCGATGACATAGGCCCACATCCCGCACCATTTCGCCAGCACCCGGAGCAGCGACTCGGAATCGTACATCTTGCCTGCGGTGGGTGAGCGGTAGACGGGACTCGGCACGCCCTTCTCCCCGTAGGCCATTCTTAGAGCGGCCTGTAGCTGGTTGTCGTTCAATCCGGACGCCTGCATCAACGACTGTCGTGAGGTGTTCGCCCTGTACCTGATGTTCTTGTCGATCATCGGGAGTGTCATCCTCATCTGCGTCCTGAGTTTGTCGGGGAATGTTGCCTTGCTCAATCTCAATCCTTTCTGTAGCTTTCGGTTGGTGAGCGCTTGAGAGGTCAAGACCTAGAATCTGCTGATGAAAACGCTCGGCCGAGATTCCCCGGCCGGGCCGTCAACAGATTCCAAAGGTCTCGCACAACGTTTCGGTCGGAGCCGCGCCGTCGATAACAAGAGCGGCCGAAGCCGCCGGGAATGGTCCCCAATCAGGCCACGGCCGAAGCCGTCTATGGTCGCCCGATTCCGCCTTAATCGACGGCCTGAGAGGGTCGGGAGCTAAATTTCGTCTCGCAAATGGCGCGATAGCCACGCGCCTGGCGTTACCGGTCGCTAACCCGGCTCAGCGGTGGCAGGGGTACGCCGTACGCCCCATATGCCGTTAAGTTTTGTCAGTCGTCCGTGAGGAAATCACCACACCGGACAATGGCGAGGACAATCCCGAGCATGAGGACCACGAACGGGCTTGCCAGCAGCAGTACGATGGTCTTGATGAAACGTTTCACGGTCAATCCTCGTTGAAGCATCGGGTGATCTGTTTCTCAAGATCGTCAAGCTCGTAACCGTTGAACGGAACGCGCACGGTGATGCCTTCTTCCGTCTCAACGATCAGCTCGAAGAAGCAATGCTGCTTGCCATCCACTCGCTTGACCGTGACGCTCATTCCTGGGCTCCTTCCCATTCACGACGGGCACGCCTCGCGTGCGTCATCGCCTTGTTGATCGCGCCCTTCATCGCCTGAAGGTCGGCCATGTCCAAGCCATCGAAATCGAACGATCGTTCGCCCACCTTGATGCGGCAGGCGAAGCGGTAGGGATTGCCGCCGGTGCATTCCGACGGGTCGATGTCCTGCACTTGGAAGTGATTTCTGGTGCATTCCGGATTGAAAACGCTCATTTCACTGCTCCTTGATTCATGGATGGACGGTTAGGCTCCTTCCTCCGCAGCGATAGGCTTGTAATCGCACAAACCAAACCTTTCAAACAACGAAGGAAGGAAGAACAATGAGCGACGAAACCACATTCGACTTCGCCCTTTACCTGGGAACGACCACGCCGCTTACCATCACCGGCGCGACGGCCTCCACGGTCAGTGAACTCTCCGAACGTCTGAAGTCCGGCACCAGCTTCATCCAGACCGTCAGGTTTCCCGACATGAGCATCCACGCCATCACCATCAACCCCAAGGCAGTCCCGTGGTGGCAGATCGACGCCGGCGACGTCGTGCTTCCCATGCAGATCTTCTAACGCCGCTGGATCGTCGAGCGTGGCCATGACACCACGCTTGACAATCGCGGCCTGCTCTGACGTCAACGCCTGATTATGGATGTACACGGCGCGCGCATTAAGGACAATGCAACCCTCGCCAGCCATCTTCACGGATTCAGCCGAGACCACGACAATGGAGCCGGCAGCATCATGGAGCAGCATCACTTCACCCCCAATGGCTCGCGGCCAAGCACGAGATCAGTGGAAACGTCGAAAAAGTCGGCTATGCGCGACACATCACGCAACGTGAAATTTGAGCGGCCATGGAATTTGTCGCTGATGGCCTGCTCGGAGACGCCTAGCTCATGCGCCAGATCGCGCTGTGTGACGTGATTGTCTCTCATGAGTTTTCTTATCTGACTAATCATTTAAAAACTTTCAGACTAAAGATTTGATGAAGTTCTAGACCAAAGATTAACCATATGACGTAGCCAACACGCCGAGTACTACGCTAAAACCGTAGTAAAATGAATTTCATGACAATGCTAGATATTCAGCCGAGCGCTACATTGCGCAGGCAGGACGTTGTTGCGATGAATACGAACATGATCTTGTCCAACAGCGGTTTAATGAAGAAGGACCTTGCTAAGGCAATGGGGCTCTCGCCGCAATCGATGGCGTCGAGGCTTCAGAGCAAGGCCGATTGGACCATTGACGAAACTTGCGCGGCGGCCGATTTCTTCGGCGTCCCGTTGATGGCTTTGCTGGATGAGAACTTAACGCCAGCAAAAGCCATGGAATATATAAAAAACCGCCGTTCCGATAATGGGAACGGCGGTCAAGTGGTAGCGGGGCATGGATTTGAACCATGGACCTCTGGGTTATGAGCCCAGCGAGCTACCGAGCTGCTCCACCCCGCGTCGGCTTGCCTTCATTGAGGCAGCTCTAACTACTTTACGGATGTTGGCTAATAAGTCAAATCGGCGTGTCGCATATTGCGCTGCTAGTGGAATCGCATATCCGATAACGCGTTATCCGTTTTTCGTATAACGCTGCGGACCGTCGATGAAAACCGCCGAATACGCCATATCCGGGTCCGCACCATAATAGGAAACATGCCTATCAAGATTCCCAGCGGCCTTCCGGCCAGAGACATTCTCGACTCCGAGCGCATCTTCGCGCTTGAAAAGCCCGAAGCGGAGCGCCAGCGCGTGCGTCCGCTCAAGCTGGTGATCCTGAACCTCATGCCGAAGAAGATCGAGACCGAAACGCAGCTGCTGCGTCTGATCTCCAAGAGTCCGCTGCAGGTCGAGGTCGACTTCATGAAGACCTCCACCCACGAGGCCACGCACGTGAGCGCCGACCATCTGGTGAAGTTCTACGAGACGCTCGATGCGTTCAAAGACAACTATTACGACGGTCTTGTGGTGACGGGAGCGCCCGTCGAGCACCTCGATTTCGAGCAGGTCGACTACTGGGACGAGTTCAAGCAGATTCTCGACTGGGCTTCCACCCACGTCTTCTCCACCATGTACCTGTGCTGGGGCGCGATGGGCGCGCTCAACTATCGGTACGGTGTGCGCAAGGAGTTGCTGCCGGAGAAGCTCTTCGGCGTGTTTCCCCAGTATCTGCAGGACGAATACTGCTTCCTCACCAACGGTTTCGACGAGATCTGCCTGCAACCGCATTCCCGCCTGGCGGGGGTCAACGAGGGTGATATCGCCCATAATCCCGAGCTGCAGGTGCTCACGTGGGGTCCGAAGTCCGGCCCGGGGCTCATCGCCACGCGTGACTTCTCCGAAGTGTTCGCGCTCGGCCATTGGGAATACGGCAAGTACACGCTCGCCGAGGAATACGAGAGGGATATGAAGAAGGGCATGACCAACGTGCCGTTCCCCGAAAACTATTTCCCGCACGACGATCCGAAGCTCGAACCGCTGTTCGCTTGGCGCGCCCACGCCAACCTGCTGTGGCGCAACTGGCTCAACTGGGTCTATCAGACCACGCCTTACGATTTGAGCGAAGTACCGCAGCTGCGCGAGGAGAAGCGCCTCGGCACCGACCGTTCGATCCGGCACGAGCCCGGTTCTCCGCGTGTCGACGCGTTCACGCCATTCTCGCACGATGGATACGGTGTCATTCGCGGCTGA